CATTCCCCGACGCAGAACAGGAAGATTACCCATTGTCAACGAGCGAGTTTGAATATCCTAATCGTTATAAATTTACAGTTGATTATCCCTGTAGAAAAACATCAACTGGGATGTTTTCAGATTGTGGTGTTTGGTCGGCAAATGACGCATGGACTGCCGATCCATATAAAGGATTAAATTGTCCATTATCGAATACAAAAACACCGAAACTATCAACAATTGTTTCAAGGACTAGAGAGATAAAACATAGATAAACGATGAGACATTTGATTGTTGTTCTATCCTTATTTTTAATGCTTTGTCCCAACCACTTATAACTTTGTTTACACCATTGGTAATTTAAAACGCCGATTATTTTGATGTTATAAAATCAATATATTTGTTATGAATTATACATTCCTTCTTAAATTTTCGTCCAAATAAACATTTACTACCCAATAAATATAATAACTCATCCTCTGTAATAAAACTATAATTTTTCAATTCGTTATTTGATGGATATTTATAATCCATTCCTTCCCAATTTACAAATGTTGTAGCATCGTTTGCTACATTTGGTGTTGTAATTATTTCATCTTGTAGATTATTATAGAAAATATTTGTAATATAGCAATGTTCATCGGGAACAGTAGAAGAATAATTGAACCATGTAATGTAATGATTATTATTAAGCATTAATTCTGTGTGTTTTCGATTAAGAATACACCATTGTCCTGCTTTTTGAATATATTTTTTATCAATATATTTTAAGGTAGTCTTACATCTTGGAAAACATTGGGATTGTTGTGTAATATTAAAGTATGAATAACCCTCATTTAGATTATCATAAACATGTTCAAATGATTTAAGTGGTATGCATGAATCCGACACAAAAATAAAATGTTTATTCTCCTTATCTGCAATTGCTTCTTGTAATAACAAATTTTGCGCTTTTACTATGGTGATATCAGCATATTTCGTTTCAATGCAATTATTCAATTTATATTTTTCAAAATATTTTAATGGTTTATTAAACTTGTAATGTACATAAATAGTATATTTATTCACATCAATATTTTTGAAGAAACTATTCCACAACTCCTCGTGATTTATAATATCATAAATTAAAAAACAAAATGCGACTTTTTTCATGTATTATATTAAATTATAACATTTAACCTTTAACCTTTAACCTTTTTTGATTTTAGTCGGATTTGTCCCATTTTAAATCAAAAAAGGGGTATAAATGACCAATCATAAAATATTATTATGAATGATAATATTTTATTTTCAGAATGCGATGCGTAAATACAGCCCTAACGCGCATACATAAGCCCACAATTCCCACCTACAAATGTGACAACATTATATCGTTCTTCGTGAACTGTCATGTTATAATTATAGTCGTATAATCGCCAATTGCTTTTATTGACACCAATTAATGTACCGGAAGACGGATCACATATTGTATAAAACTGGGCTTCTTCATCAATCGGAGGAGTATAAGTGGTAAACTCCAATTGAATATCGCGAAATTTGCTCAAATTCATTGCACCAGATGGTTGAAAATCAAACGGATCAGTATGAATGCCAAAATTATAACAGTAAAGACCGTCTGGTGCATTACCAGAGGTTCTAACATATTTCTCTATGTAATTGTAGACTCCAGAATCCAGAACATTTTCGCGATATTTACCATCCAACAAGATGCCCAATGATAGTAATATGTTTTTTTCATTGGCTACATTATAATCACCCGTTATAAAATATCCTGTATGAGTTCCATCAATCGGATTAAGTCCTGGTCCAAAAGTTACCCCACTAATATCCGGTATTAAATGCTGGCCAGAAATATCGGCAAATTCTACATCTTGTGGTAAATAATTATATGGCCAGTTGGTGTAATTACTCCATTCATTTCTCAGATTAACATCACTTCTTTGAAAATACCACATCCATGACGATACCATACCCATTGAATTTTCCAACTTTACGCGCTGACTACCAGTAATATTAAAGTATTTCCAATCGTATACAGACTTAAATAGATATTTTTGTTCTTTGGCTGCAAAAACTTTCGACTCTTCTTCTGTTAAAAAACCATAGGTAGACATTAAATGGACATCGGCATTCCAATCGGTTCTCTTGTCTTGATATGATGTTGTTGTATTTAATGATATATCCGGTGGTGGTTGTAAGAAACGATAAAACTGATGATATGGATTATTAAAATTGGGACGAATATATGGGAACTCGTATTCCTGATCTTCGACATCTCGAATAACAATTAGTTCTTGTACTGGTCTTAGTGTAATATTTATTTCTAATTCATTGTATTGAAGCGCAACAAGTGGAAATGCCATTTTAGCAGCCAATGTAAACCAAAAATTAATGGGAATATATATTTTTCTAGCACGAATAGATGGTTCAGGACCCTGTTGAGCAGAAGTATAATAGGCATTCGGATAAGAATTAATTCGCGATGACGTATTTCCAGGATCATTTAATTCTGCAACATTACCAGTCATATTGTCATAAAGGTCCTTTTTAACATTACTGAAATCACGCTGAACCATGGCCAATAAATAAGCACCAGAATAACGATTCAGTATTTGTCCACCTACTGTAATTTCTACTTCTTCAATCATCTGAGTTCCCAAATTATCAATCCATTTGAATTCGTAAGGCGCCCAATTCTGAGAGGCATCAATAGGTGGAATAATTGGACTCCAAATAGTTGGCAACTGAACCACTAAATACGTATCCATAAGAAGTTCTGCATATCGCTTCATTCTAAATGTGAATTTAGATGATTCTGTCATCCGTAATTTTCGTAATCCATCAAAATCCAGTCGAAACTTCTGCAATCCGAAATTCGTATATTTTTTATAGGTCGTTTTAAAAAAGGTTTTTGATGGATTTCCATTTAAATATACATTTTGATTTCCATAAGCAACAATATTTAATAGTCCTCCTGGCATATATATTTATCCTACAATATTATTTAACTTTTTATAATGATAAATAATATTATTATTCAATGAGAGTAGTAAAGAGCAATATAGTAAAAAACAGATGGTTTCAGTTCCAAACATTTAGATAATTCCATATAATTTTTTCATAATGTATTATAAGATGAGTACAGCGAATAAAATAAAACAACATGCGAAAAACGCAATGGTATTTATGCAGAACAATAAAACATCCAGTATCAAATATATGATTTATTTTATTATCATAATGTTATCAGTTATGGGTATTACTTATACCATACAGAAAATACGATTAAAAAATAATAATAATACTGCTATTTCTAAAATGTATTCAGAATTTCCTCGAATAAGTAGCTTAAATACACGCGATGCAGCATATCAGTTTTTACTGAGAGATTATTATATTAAAACAGCATATAATTGTTGTTGTGGAGGACAATTTAAAAATGACTATGTTGATGTAGTTCCTTTAAAAAAGTGTATATCACAAGGTGCTCGTGTACTAGATTTTGAAATATATTCATCACTTGACGATAAACCTATTATTGCAGCAGCATCTATAAATAATGTGAATGTTAAAGAAATGTATAATGAAGTTTATTTAGAGGAAGCTTTAAAAGTAGTTAATAACAATGCTTTTAGTGGCGGAACATGTCCTTGTCCAAATGATCCATTAATTTTACATTTCCGTATTCAAAGTAACAACAACAAAATGTACAAAAGCATGGCCGAAACAATCTACAATACAATTAATCCTAGATTATTAGATAAGGAATATAGTTATCAATATTCCGGGTTTAATTTAGGGGCAGTACCACTTCAAAATCTAATGGGTAAAATTGTTATATCAATTGACAGAGCAAATCCTATGTTTGAAACAACTCCTCTAAATGAATATGTAAATATATCTTCTAATTCCATGTTTTTAAGAGCATCAAGAGCATATGATATTAAATTTACACCTGATTCAACCGAGCTAATAGAATATAACAAGAAATACATGACCATTAGTATGCCAGATTTGAGCGCATATGATACAAATATAGATGCATCATTACATATGAAATATGGTGTTCAGTGTATTGGTATGTGTTTTCAAAATTTTGATTCAAATATGGAATTCTATACTTCTTATTTTGATAAATATGGGCATTCGTTTGTATTAAAACCAGATGAGTTACGATATATTCCGGTTACTATCAAGAAACCTGCTCCACAAGACCCCAAACTTTCATTTGCACCTAGAGATACCAAAACAGATTTCTATTCGTTCAGCGTTTAATGAGAATTATACAATAAACATTATAATTATGATATCATATAATTGTCCATATTGGCGAATTATATGATAACTTGATAGTTTTTATACCGGTAATATATATATAATGAGTCAATGTACTACAAAAATGACATTAGAAGAAAAGGAAGTTGCCATTTTGCGTGACGCAGTTGATGTGGCTGAAAAAAGAAAAGGAAGAAAAACACTAAGTGATCCTGATGTAAAAAATATAATCTCTATTTTAGAAGATTTTTTAAAACAAAAAAGACTAGTGTGTTATGGTGGTACCGCAATTAATAATATTCTACCACTAGAAGATCAGTTTTATGATAAAGATATTGAAATACCCGACTATGATTTTTACAGTCCAAATGCAATGTCTGATGCAAAAGAACTAGCGGATATTTATTACAAAGCCGGATTCCAAGAAGTAGAAGCAAAGGCAGGTGTTCACCATGGTACATATAAAGTATTTGTTAATTTTATACCTGTTGCAGACATAACATATTTAGATGCACCATTATTTAAGCGTGTTCAAAAAGATGCGATTCGTGTATATGGTATATTATACTGTGCTCCTAATTTCTTAAGAATGAATATGTATTTAGAATTGTCAAGACCATCTGGAGATATTAGCAGATGGGAAAAGGTATTAAAACGCCTAATATTACTAAATAAAAATTACCCTCTACGCGGAAAACACTGTGACCCAAACATGTTCCAGCGTGAATTTGAAAAGGTGGATTTTAAAGAAGAAGAAAAACTATACTATATTGTGCGCGATTCATTCATTGATCAAGGATTAGTATTTTTTGGAGGTTATGCGAGTTTTCTCTATTCCAGCTATATGCCAGCGAAACAAAGAAAAATGTTTCAAAAAACGCCTGATTTTGATATATTATCAGAAGAACCAGAAAAATCAGCTGTTATATTGAAAGAACGACTTGAAGACTTTGATTACAAAGGTATTAAAATTATTAAACGTGATGGTATAGGTGAACTTATTGCACCTCATTATGAAATCAAAGTGAAAATTAATAAAGTAGAAGAAACTGTTGCGTTTATATACAAGCCGTTAGCATGCCATAGTTATAATGTCATAAAAAAAGGGAAAAAAACAATTCGAGTCGCTACAATTGATACCATGTTGAGTTTTTATTTTGCATTTTATTACAGTGATCGTGATTATTACGATGAAAACAGAATATTATGTATGGCCCAATATTTATTTGATGTCCAGCAAAAAAATAGATTGGAGCAAAAAGGGGTGTTAAAACGGTTTAGTATTAATTGTTACGGAAAGCAGGAAACATTAGAAGACATGAGAAATACAAAGGCTGAAAAATATAAAGAACTGAAAAACAATAGGAAATCGCTAGAATATGAGTCGTGGTTTTTAAGATATATACCGTTTGAAGTTAACCTGGAAAAAAAAGAAAATAAAAAACTAAAACAAGATGGAAAGAAAATGAAAACACTCAAGACCAAATTAAAAAGAAGTCGCAACAGTGCGACTAAAAAAAAGAAGAAAGGTAAATCAAATGCGCGTTCAAAGCGAAGATTTACAGATATTTTTAATATGTTATGATTATTGTAGTGACAAATAGATAATAATATCATTCCATAAATTTTTCAAAATAAAAGCATTTTGTTTTATAATATTTTTATTTTTCAACTTTTTTGGAATGAATTGTTCTAATTGTAACACTGTTCGAAATAAATAAAAAAGAATTGTGTATAACGATTCTCGCATCCGAAAATAGAAAATATCGCTAATATTCCAGTCATTTACATAACTACAAAGACTATTCGCATCTCCTGTACAAATAAAATTATGGGTATCATGTAGCCCTTCCATCAATCTAGGGTATATATTTGTTTCATGTTTAATATAAATCATTTTGAAAATCTTATTCAATCCTTGCAAATTGATGAACAATATTTTCTTGTGTAAATCCTTTTTGAACATATAAGGGAATGCCCCGTCTATACATCCATCTTTATCAACCACGTTCCTATCAATCAAATAAGGAACATACATTGATTTTATAATACTATCAACTAAATCATCTACCGAAATGAATTTTTTTTTTATAATCTGAATACCCTTATTCGTATCAAAAAATGTCAAATAAAAACGCCCATTACATGTTAATACATCTAAATCGGATATAGATGCACATAATCTATGTCTAATTATTTTCATCATTTGCTTTAAATCTTGATGTTTTCTGATTTTCATAATACCCATAACGGTTAATTCCTTAGCTAAATCCATTATATTTAATAAATACATTACACCCAACAATGCTCCAATACTACACCCAGAAACACGATCTATTATTATTTTATTTTGCCGTTCTAATTCCTTTATATAATATAATGATCCTAACATAAACATCCCATTAAATGCTCCACCATCCAATACAAGATCGATTTTGTTAACATTATTTGTATTGGATAGTATTTGTTCAGGTGGTATATTTTCTATTAAACTCTTTATATATGTATTCATCCTTGGATTTTAGTAATTTACATTTGGTTTATATTTATTTTCAAATATATTTACACATAGTATACTATACTGTACTATACTATGTCGTTTGATACAAATACATCAAGACCATCGTGGCAAGAATATTTCAAAAATATAACCCAATATACAGCAGAACGGTCGCCTTGTGAAAGACTAAAAGTCGGCTGTTTACTCGTAAAAGAAAATCGTATAATTGCACAAGGTTACAATGGATTTTTGCCAGGCGCCCCACATGAGTCAAAAGTAATAAATGATCACGAACAATCAACTGTTCATGCTGAGCAAAATACCATAACAGATTGTGCTAAGCGAGGTGTTAGTAGTGATAACTGTGATGCATATATTACACACTACCCATGTACTCATTGTATGAAACTGCTATGTGCGTCAGGGATAAAAAATATATATTATATTAATGATTATAAAAACGATCCTCTCGTTGAATATTTTTTAGAAATTTCCAACATTGTTCAAATTGTTCAAATTTAATTTTCATTGTACAAATATTTTTCATTTTTATATACGATAAAATCCTGTAGTTTATTTAATCGATGTTCATAAAGAGATAATCTTTCCTCGTCGTTCAATGATTTTTCCAAGGTTGTTATATTTTCTTCAAATTTCGCAATTTTCTCTTCTAATGTAATAACATTAAATTG